GTCTGTTAATGTTAGGTTGCTGTACCTGCTGTAATGGCTGAGGGCGTGGTTGAACTGGCGCTTGAACTTGTTGCTCTTTACGTCGACGTTCATCATCGCTTACCCAACCTTTACCGCTGAAAAAGTTGCCTACTCTTTGGAAAAAGTCCATTATCTCTAATCCCCTCCTAATTTATTTACAGGTATTGATTCTGTCGTTTACGCTCGTCTTCTTGCTTTAGACGTGTATTGTAGATGTTTAATGTTGGGTCATTACCTGCTGCTTGTGGATCTGAAACACCAACTGCTGTATCACCTTCTACCTTGTAGCTATCTAGGTCTTTTGCGTTGTATTGGACCTTATTGCCACTGTATGTACTTTGCTGACGTCCTAGGTTGTCAATCTCGCTTGATAGAGCGTTTGCACGTCCAAGGTCTGCGCGTGCGGCATTAGCACCATTAGCGCCCTGTGCGGCGGCTTTCTGGCTCTTCATCTGAGCTAATTGAGTTAATAGGTTCTGACGTGTAGTTTGAGATGACTGACGTGCGGCGTTGTCTTCGTTTGCTTTCCAGTCGTTAAGCTTTTTGTCTTCATCCGCGTAATCATTCTTAAACTGACCCCACGTGGTGTCGATTTGCTTTTGGTTCTGTGCGTAAGTCTGTCCTGCGCCTGTTCGTTGCTGGTTAGCTTGGTTCTGAACTGCACGACCTGCTAATTGCATGTCTGAACCTACTGCACCCATACTTCCTAATGAACGCAATAGTCCTCGTAAGCCAACTGCTGAGCGATCGTTAATGTTATTGATGTTTGTACGTCGTTGTTGCTGATTTTGACGGGTCTGGTCGTTGAATTGACCTTCCGCACGGTTCCATGAACTCTTTAATTCGTTCTTTTTGGTGGTGTACTGATTGTTGATATTGCCTAGGCGTACACCCAATTGATTATCTATACGTCCTAAGCCGTGTTCTAGCTGTCCAATACCTTGGTCATATTCTGCCAACTGAGCGGCACTGGCACGGTTACCACCGCCCATTCCGCCACCGCCACCGCCTCCTCTGCCTCCGCCGAGGTCGAGGTTGAGGTTCGCGCCACCCTGTTTTTGACTATGTTGCCAGTTAGCATATGAATTCATCCACCATGGATTGACTGAACGGTTGAGGGATGATGCAGTGTAACCGTTTGACTTTTGCTCTCCGACAGTTTGACCTCTATTATTAGTGCCATTACCCATTAGGAAGTAGCCGTTAAGTCCACCGTCATCTCCAGTAACATTTAGTAGGGCTTGAGCTTCTGCTCGTTTGGTTGCTGACGGGTGGTTATTTGCGTGGTACTGAAGGTATTGACGATATGATTCATTTCCTTGCATAAGAAAAACACTCCTTTTTGTAACTTGGAGTGTTATTGACAAATCTGATGATTTCAGTTATACTGTCGGCGTGAAAAAGACTAAATTTATTCTTGTCATTTTTGTTAGCATCGCAGTAGTCGTTGGCGCAGTTGCTGCCTATTTATTTGTCGCTCAACGTAATGCAGAGATAACAAAGACAACCCCTGTCGTAGAATCGCCTTCGTTTCAAAATACCAACAAATTATCTAATAGCAAAAAGATAGAACCGCCGACAGAACTGTCAATATTGAACGCCGTCAATATTGAACGAGCCAAAGTCGGCGTTGCACCACTAAAACTGCACCCAAACTTATCTAAGACCGCTCAAATGAAAGCCGACGACATGATAGCCAGGAATTATCGCGGACACTACATGCCAGACACGAACCAACCGCTTACAGAAGAAATGAGGAGACTTCAAGTTGCCGCTTGCACAAACGCCAGCGAAAACTTGACTTGGAACGATAGCGGAACAGATACAAAGCAATCTATAGATTGGTGGCTTAGTTCACCGCCGCACAAAGCTGCCATGCTCGACCCCAAGTACACCTATACTGGTATTGGCGTAGGTGATGGTAGGGTTGTAGTGCAACATTTTTGTGTAGCACGCTAGAATAACGCTATATACAGAAGAAATATAGACACTGCAATAATACCAATAAGGGACAGGACCATCCCATAGGTATATTGCATAAAATGGCGAATGGTAAATTCTATCCATCCCCCATTACCAGTTGCATCCTCTGCTAAGTATCCATACTTTTTGAGCCTATAAAATGCTTTTTCTGGTGCTGAATAGCTACATCCAAGTGTATATATTACTGTAGTAATAACTAAAGTAAATGGAACAGTAACAAACTCCGTTGGAATACTACTTATACATTTTTGACCAAGCAAAATGAATGCCGGTATGGAAAAGGTACTAGCAGCCAACTGACGCAGAGCGCTCCATGAAAACATCTTTATAGCAACATCGTTATCATCAACTCCATATGGCGATGCCAGCGTATATAGCCACATTATTTGTTTCCAGGTTATGACTGAATATACAGAAATAAATGCAGCGGTGCCATAGAAAAGCCACACGTGCCAATCACTCATACAGCCACTCGCTTACTCCACCATGATGTGAACATGCTCCTCTTCCAGTAGCATGTGATTGCCAACCGTCACGGCAGATTGCTCCGACACGATAGTGTGATTGCTGTTGTACTGGTTGCGGTGCAGGTTTAGGTGTACGGACGATAACGTGATTTACAGGTTGAGTTATAACCTCCACCTTATCTTCATACCCTGGCTTGCTTGGTTTACAAATCTTCTTGCTACCAGCTACACCTTGTTGCTTTATAGCTTCGGTGTAGCCATATTGACCTGTTTCACCTTCGTACTGTGTTTCAAACGGTATTTCTTCCGTTCTACAGTCTGAATATGTTACAGGTTGTACTACTGGCGCTATAGTCTGCTGTGACTGACTATTATTTGCAGCTCCAGTCATACCTGCTACTGCAGCTACGCCAATAACAGCACCAATAGTGCTTTTGATGATTTTGTCCTTAGATACCATTTTAGTAAAGCCTCCCATTTACTTACTAAAGTACCTATAGTATACACAAATCCCAAATCTCTCAACAACACTCCAAATTGTAAAAATACTATTAAATTGGATAAGAGCTATCGTCTGTTGTCTGGTCACCAAGAGGGCCTAGTTCTTCGCTCCATACTGACTTGGGCGGCTTCGTATTTATCTCAAACGATCACCTCAGATTGCTACTTATACAACGCTGCGACGCACGCTTCCTTCTTTTTTGGATGACAACGCGCTCTCGTTTTTTAGAGTCACACTTCGTGCTTAATTGTAAGGTTATTATAGCACAATCTAGAGGTTAGGGCTATCAATTTTAGGTGTACTCTGGTTTTCAATGCGGCGCTGTATTTTTTCAGTATCTTCAGCTGCTGGAAAATCCTCTGGGTTCATACCTTGCTGATTGCGAATAGTCGTTCTAACTGCGTCATTATTATCATTATTATCATGAAGTATAGAGTCGTATGATGATATTCCGTAGTTTTCTATATTGGCTGCAGTCATCTCATTTGCTAATGTTTTACCGGCTAGTACAACATTATGGGCTTTATTTGCCCAAGGCTTGCTTCCAGTGTTTAGTTTCCTTTTCATCTGCTTATTAGTTTTGCCGCCGAAGAAAGACTTATCGCCATCGCTTTTTATTATAGCTAACCCTCTTGGGCTAATACCCGCCTCCATTATACTAGAAGATAGCCTCTTGTCTGATTCAGAAAATTCACGTCGGCGTGCAAGTCTATCCATATCTTGATGGTATTTCTCGGCAATTTCTTGTTTGCGCGTTTGTGTTGCAAAATAGTTCTGGGCTTCCGCAATCCTAGGTTTTTTGGTTGGATTACCGTTCTGAGCAATAACATAACATGCATATCGCGTTAGTTTAACGTCTTTTATACTCCTAGAGGTCGCGTTGTTGTATCCAAGCGATACCATTTTGAGGAAGTCCTCAAAATGGTTTTCCACAGGCAGTCCAGCTTTTGTTACAGATATTTTAGACCTCTGTACAACATCGTTAAATGTTCTCCAGTTAGTATATCCAAGGGCTTCGCCAAGCTCCCTAGCATACCAGAACTCACCTTGCTTATCTTCATGCTTGATAGATTCAAAAATGCTATCACTTTGTTTGATTTTTAGCTCACTTGTCATACTTTGATTATATCAAAAAGTAAAAAGCTGCCGGATAACTAAATCAAGCAGCTTAATTTCGATTCGGATTTTACTAATTATTTATATCCCTTTCGCCGTGAGTATTCGTGTATCTCTTCAGTTATTCTCTCTACGGCGTCATCATCGTCTGCAATGTTGGCTCGGATTAGCCTACGACGTAATTCGGTGAGTTTTTTATCTTTTAGCTGGCGTAATATCTTGTTGAATGTGTCGTGGGCTAATCTGCGCTCGTGACGGGACTTAAGAGGGTCATTAAACACCTTATGTAATCTAGTTAGATCGCCCTCTCTCGTCCAGTCCATAATCTATTAAGCTCCAATCCAAGGATCAGTAACTTCAACCTCTGGGTCTTTGTCATCCCCTGACGGTACTGCTTCTTCAATGACTGCAATAACCTTCTGCATATTGTCGTCGTTTGTATTGCCATAAAATTTCTTAGCAACTTCTAGGTGACTTAATCCGCTATTGTACGCTTCGATGATATCTTCCTTAGATACGCTACGGCTTACGATTTCACCGCTAGTTGCAGTTTCTTTTGCGTTAGCGATAATCTTCTCAGCCTCTTTTTTAGCGTTGGCGATAATCTCTTCGGCTGTAAGCGCGGTTGTATTTTTCTCTGCCATTTTATCGTTTCCCTTCTTTGGTCGTAAGGGGCAGTGTTTAACCACCCCTTACTGTTATTAAATACTAGTCTTTAGCACCAGTCTTAACGTTGATAATCCACTTTGGATCAAGGATTGCTGACGCAAATGCCTCAGCCTTCCAACCAATGGTCATGAACTGGTTGAGTGGGTTAGATGTATCACCCTTGTCTGACTGCTTGATGATGATTTTCTTCAAGCCGCTACCAGCTAAGTCGACAACACCAAATGCCTCTTGACCGTGAATGAAGTTTGAGTAGACAGTCGTTGTACTTGCCTCATCCTTCTGGTTGCTTGATGCTTCGATAAAGCGGACTTTATGCAAGCGACCTAATTCACCCTTGTACAGTTCTGCACGGCCAGTGTACTTCTGAGCGTCAATCCAAGCTGAATCACCAGTAATGTTGTATGCAGTATCTGGACCAACCTTACCAATGAAGAATCCGTCTGCATATGGGATTGCGTTGTTTTTCTTCAATGTACGTACAGCCTTGCGGATTTCTGCTACCGTCAGGATATCGTCAGCAGTAATGCCGTTCAATGCAGTTTTCTTATTTGCAAACTGTACTGTCGCACCCTGGTGCAATACGTCACGGACCAATGCGTCGATTGTTTCACCTGCATTTTGACCCATAGTTTCAATCGTCTCTTTCATCTCGCGATCGATTGAAGTGTTGTACAGCATGCTTGAGATTTTAGTCCACTTACCGTAGCCACGTAGAGTAGCAACGACTTTGTTGCTTCGGATAGCTTCGTCTTGTGGGTTTTCACCTTCTGTCAATGGCGTTGTAGCCAAGCCAAATGGTGATCGTTTTGTAAAGGTAACTGTTGTACCAGAGTTTTTTCCTAGAGTTTTCTTTTTAGCACCTTCTAGGTGAATTGTGCGGGCTTCGCTTCGCTCCAAGAATTTTTCCTCCAGGTATTGGATCATCTCGGCAGAAAGCGTTGCGGTTGTGTTTGTTGCCATGTTATTAACCTTTCTTAAATATCATGTCCTTGTCGACGGAGATATTCTTCCTTCTCTTCTGTAGTAAGCTTGGCGAATGGTTTAACGATCCTAGTGCCGCCTCCACGGAAATCACCAGCGTCATTAATCACAGCGCGTTGCTTAGGTGCTTCACCGTCTTTGTGGAATGACTTATATAATTGATATACATCTGTCTTTGAGCCAATGACATCGCCGTTTTGGTCGTAAACAAGTACACTTTGCAGATACCCGTTTACGGCGTTATCAAGATGTTCATCGTATTGATCAGATTCTGGGTCAAACTCTGGGAAATCC